CGCGCCAAGCTGGTGTCGGGGCGGGGGAGGGTGTGATGGCTGACGTGAAGGACATGGACCCCGTTGTCGTGCGGCGGGTGCTGACATCGCTGCAATTGGCCCTGGAAGCCCTGGACGACGTAGGCGACCCGCTGAACGGGCGCACGGGCGGAGGGGAGCGCCTGGCGATCTACGCCGGCACCACGCGGGCGCGGATCGCGCATCTGGCGGAGTTGGTCCGCAAGCACGGTCCGCAGCCGGGCGGCGCGCAGCGGGAGCTCGGCCTGTGAGCGCCCGCAAGCAGGCCACCCATAACAAGGTGATGGTGGGCAAGGTCGAGCGGAAGCCGGGCGTGTGGCAGATACGCACCACCGTCTCGACCTTCGACCTGGCGGACAGGCTGGTCGCTCGGCTGCAATCATACCAGACGTTCCACGGCGACGAGGTGGAGGCCGAGGCCGAGCGGATCAGGGTGCTGTGGCGGGCGCGCGGGATGCCGAACATGGACAGCAAACTGGACCTCGGGTCCGGCATATTGCTGCGGGACTGGGCGTATGCGTGGCTGAAGGAAAAGGAGCGCGAGCAGGACGGGCGGGTGTCGCGCGAGACGCTGCGGGTGCGGCGATCCAGGGTGGAAAACTATGTCCTCCCGGCCTGGGGCGATTATGTGCTCGGGGATTTCGACTGGCAGGATGTCGCCGCCGGGTGGCAATGGCTGGCGCAGCAGAAATTCGCCACCAGCACCATCATGCACGCGACCTCGCTTTTGACGGCGATCGTGACTGACGCCGCCGAGCATGGGCTGGCATACTTGCCGGGCTGTCAGTTGCTATCCCGCCGGGCGGAGATGAACGGCGCCTGACGGATAGGAAGAGACGGGAGACGCGGGCGGCGTGGTGAGCGCCGCCCGCAACCCGGGAGCGAACCGGGGCCGAGGCCGCGCAGGGAGTGCTCCGCGCGGACATGTCTACATATAGAGGGAGTGCTGCGTGTCCATACCAGTGAACAGGACGTGACGGCGGCGTCAGTGCCGGCGAGGCCACATGTGGCAGGCTGGCAACAGGGGACGGGGCTGACCGGAGGCGGACCACTGGGTCCGCTGCTGGTGCAGCCCCGCTGGTGCGTCTGGGCTTGGGTGCTGCCCAAGGGTGGCAAGCAGTGGACGAAGCGACCCTTCTGTGCAGTGCCGGCAGGCACGCAGCCATGGGCCGCGTCCACCAAGCACGGGGTGGAGCAGGGGCGCGTGTATGCCGAGGCGCGGGACATGGTGCTGCGCGGCGACGCGGACGGCGTCGGGTGGTTCGTGGTGGACGAGCCGGATGTGGTCTGGCTCGACCTCGACCGCTGCCGTGATCCGGAGAGTGGCGACCTGGCGCCGTGGGCGATCGCGGTGCTGGACATGTGCGACGGCGCCTATGTCGAGGTGACGCCCTCCGGCGCCGGGTTGCGGGTGGTCGGCACCGGGTTGGATTTAGGGGTGCAGTGCGCCCTGCGGATGCGCGAATTCCTGGCGGGGCTCGACGCGGCGGACCTGGCCAGGTGGGGCGGGTCACGCGAGGCCGAGGCGCGCGCGCAGGTCGAGGTGTTCTATTCCTGCGTGCGCTACATGACCGTCACCGGGTGCGAACTGGAGTGGCGCAGGGGCGGCAGTGTGGCGGCCGATATCGGGGCGTGCGCGCTGCGGATCGTGGCTGCGGCTGGGTCGCAGCCCGGGCGTGCGAAGGCGGGCGATAGGGGTGCCGGCGGGAGTGGCGGCCAGGCGAAACCGCCTGAGGAGTTGAGGGGTCCCATCGAGGACGTGGTGGCGGCGCTGGAGGTGATCCCGAACGGGGCGCCAGGCGAGGGCGAGCCGGTGGGCTGGGACCGCTGGAACGATGCAGGCATGGCCGTGTGGGGTGCCTCGGGCGGCGACGTGGCGGGGCTGGAGGCGTGGGCATACTGGTCGGCGAAGGCCGAGGACCTGCACGACCCCGACGCGTGCGAGGCCAGGTGGGAACACTGGGGCTCGTCATCGCCGCCGGACCGGATCGGCATTGGCTGGTTGATGCTGGAGGCCGCGGCCGCGGCGAAGGCGAAGGGACTGGAAGGGTGGAAGCGCCCGACGCGGGCGCCGGAGCGGGAGTTCGGCGATGCGGTCAAGGAAGGACTGGTGGACGGTGGTGGCGGAGTACGTGGTGCCGGGGGCGCTGATCCTGCTGGCGGCAGCGGCGGCGGCGTGGGTGCTGGCGAGGTAGAGGGGCCGAGCGCCTTTGAGCGCCTGGCCAGGCGTCTGATCTACGTCAAGAGCGATGACGGGTTCTATGACACGACCGATGGCATGGTACTGAACCGGTCGCAGGTCGCGGCGCTGGGGGCCAGGCTGAAGGTAGGCATCTCCGCCGGCACAACGGGAAAGAAGAGCACCGCAGCGCAGCTATTGGATCACCCGAACATAGGGCTGCGGCACGCGGAGGCGCTCACGATGCTGCCAGGCGAGGACCTGTTGGTGGAGGTGAACGGGCAGTGGCTGGTCAACCAGTGGCGGCCCTCGCGCCTGGTGCCAAGTGATGGGGACGCCAGTGTGTGGCTGGATCACATGCGGTTCCTGATACCTGTGGCGGCGGATATGGAGCGGGTGCTGGACCGGTTTGCGTTCGGGTTGCAGCGGCTGGGCGTGAAGATCAACAGCGCCCTGGTGCTGCTCGGTGATCACGGGACCGGCAAGGACATGGCGCTGGACCCGTTCTGGGCGGCGATCGGGAAGCATAACCGCGGCATCGTGCCAGGTGCGGAGGCCGGCGACCGGTTCAACGATCATATGTTGAGCCCGTGGGTCCTCATGACGGAGATGCCGTCCTACCGGAAGCGGTCGGTCTACGAAGAGATCAAGGCGATGCTGGCGTCGCCGCCGGACGAGATCAGGATCAACACAAAGAACGTGAAGGCATACCTGATCCCCAACGTGGTGAACGTGGTGGTGACCACAAACCACGCGGACGCCATCGCCCTGCCGGAGGCCGATCGACGCTTCGACGTGGTGGCGACGGTGAACGCCGCGGACGCGGCCGGCGCGGAGCGGGACGCGTATTACACGCGGCTGCGGGCGTGGCTCGATGATGGCGGCCAAGCGGCGGTAATGGGCTGGCTGTTGCGGCGCGACGTGGCGGGCTTCAAGGCCAAGGGAACGCCGCCCATGACGGCAGCCAAGGCTGCAATGGTGACGGAGGCCGAGCCGGCGCCGGTCGCCTGGGCGCGCATGGTGTGGGGCGAGGGCGGCCCGCTGATGGGGCGCGAGATCGTCACCATGGCGGAGCTCATGGGCATGGTGGAGGACCGCGTGTGGTCGCCCGGGACGGGCGAAGCGTGGCGTGGGCGGCAGTTGATGGCGTACATCGAGCGCGCTTTCAGGGCTGACGGGTGGGTGAATGTGTCGGTTCAGGTGCGCGAGGGCGCGGCACGATCGCGGCCGTGGGTGCGAGGAGCACAGGTTGGGCTGGTCGCACAGATGTCAGGCACGGCATTGCGGGAAAGGTTAGAGGCGGACAGAAAACGCTGCTCGGTCAATGAGTTCTGAAAGGTGTTGTGCGTTCTGTGCATATGGGTTGTCACACCGCGATGTGACACGATGTGACAGCGATTTCGATTTATTTGCCAATAGGTTAATGGTGTTTGTCACATGTCACATCAGAGAATAGGTTTCACGTATACAGGGGTGTGGGCACAGGTGTGCTTGTGCAGGTGTGTGTGCGAGGGGTGTGTGGGGAGGGGAGACGACATAGGCGATGTGACGTGACGGTGTGACAGATCGCGGGGGCGGAGGTCAGATGGCTGAGGAAATCATGCGGAGGTTGCACAGGGCGTCAAAGGCCGTGCTGGAGGCAGACGCCGAGCGCGCGGCTGCGAGCAGGGAGGCGGAGCGCGAGCGCGCCAGGCTGGAGCGGCTGGCCAGGCGGCAGCAGCGCGAGGCGGCGAGGGATCAGAGCGGCTACACGATCCTGGGCATTGATCCGGGGGAGCGTGGAGCGGTGGCACTGCTGCGTGCCTGGCGCGGCCGCGATGACCCTCAGCTGGACGCGTTGGGCGAGGCATGTGATGCGCGCCGGGTGCGGCAACTGGTGCCGGAGGCGGACCTGATCGTGATGGAAGGGCAGAATGCCAGCCCTCAGATGGGGGTGGTGAGTGCGTTTGCGCTCGGGGAGGCCACAGGAAGGCTACAGGAGGCCGTACAGGCCGGGCTGAGGGGACAGGTGGTGGTTACCTACCCTGCGCGGTGGAAGGCGTCCTACGGGCTCCTATCGGGCGGGAAGGGGGATAGCCTGGCGCTCGCGAGCCGCCTGCTGGGCACGGAGGGCGCGCTGACGAGGCACGACGAGGCCGAGGCGGTGCTGCTCGCCTGGTGGGGATGGCGGAACGTATTGCTTGCGAGCATCGGCACAGCCGAGGCAAGCTAGTGTTTCATGGTATGAAACTGGGGAGCGAATAGCGGATGTCGGCGTTGCGTAGTGTCAGGCGGGAGCAGTTCTGTCTGCTGGTGGCACAGGGCAACACGGCTACGGTTGCGGCCAAGAAGGCGGGCTATTCGCAGCCCGACAAGCAAGCCTATCAGATCATGAAGCAGCCCGCGGTCAAGGCTAGGATTGCGGAGATGGGCGAGCGCGTAGACCTTGAAAAGGCTAAAGATATTGTGCGCGTCGCGGCGCCTACACGCGAGTGGGTGCTGCGTGAGTTGATGGGCAATGTCGAGACGGCAAAGCTGGCGGCTGACAGGGGTGCGGTGAACAAGGGGCTGGAGCTCGTAGGGCGTGAGATCGGGATGTTTGTCCAGAGGTCGATGCAGATAGAAAGTCCTTTACAGCGTCTTTCGGCTGACAAGCTTCTTTCTCTTCTCGCAATAGTTGAGGAAGCGGTAGGAACCGGGGAAGCAACGGTTGCGCCCTCGGTGACGGCGCCGATCGCGCCGCTGACGATCGAGCACCAGGCGGGCGAGAAGGACGAGGAGCCGGTGCCGTGGTGATGTGGCGGATCACCCGTCCGCCACACTCAGGGTTCAACCCATTGATATCGCTGGATGTGTGGATGCGTGGATGGGGTGCGTGCCCCCATGCGTGCCCCCATCGAGACAGGGTTGGGCGATGACGTTGCGTTGTTGCATACACGCACAGGTTGCACACGCTATGGTTGTGCAACCTTGGGTTGTGCAACCTATGGTTGCATTCGGAGGGGGAACGATCCGGCCTCGGTCGGCTCGGCTGGCGCGGCCCCCCGGGCGGGGGGTGCCGGGGGGCGAGGTGCTGGTGCAGGTCCCATCCACCCAAACTCGATCATTCTGTGAGCGAAAAACAGAAAGTCAAAATTTTGTGGTCCCATTTTGGACCTATTCCGGAATCGTAAGAAAATGTTATGTCCGGAATAGTTGACAAACTTCGATCCGATCCAGACGCGCTCAAGGCTTTACGCCAGGAAACCAAGCGTCTGCTCTCCGAGCGCACGATCGAGCTCTATCGACCCTACCCAAAGCAGGAAGCTTTCCACGCCCACGGAGCCAATACCCGTGAGCGGCTCTTGATGGCTGCCAATCAGGTCGGAAAAACGTATTGTGCGGGGGCGGAATGTTCATACCACCTGACGGGGGACTATCCCGTATGGTGGCAAGGGCGGCGCTTCGCCGATCCGGTGTCCGGCTGGGCGATCGGCGTCTCCAGTGAGCTCACGCGCGATAGCTGTCAGCGCATATTGTTCGGCCGCGCCAGCGCCCCCGGGACCGGCCTGGTGCCGCGGCGCGCCATCAAGGGCACGACCTCCGCCCGCGGCGTCTCGGAGGCGCTCGACACCGTCTCTGTCGCCCATATCAGCGGCGGCACCAGCACGATCGGCTTCAAATCCTATCAGCAGGATCGGGAAAAACTCCAGGCTGAGACTCTGCATTTTGTATGGATGGACGAAGAGCCACCCTACGACATCTACAGCGAAGCGGTAACGCGCACGAATGCAACGAACGGGATCATTCTGCTGACGTTTACCCCGCTTGAAGGCATGTCCGACGTGGTCCGGCTCTTTTATCCCAAGCCGACCACCGCCGATCGGGCGCTCATCCAGATGACCCTGGAAGACGCCGCGCATTTCTCGGAAGAGCAACGAAATCGCGTCAAGGCGTTCTACAAACCGCATGAGCGTGAAGCCCGCACCAGAGGAATTCCCCAGCTAGGATCAGGCAAGGTCTTTGCCGTCCCCGAGAGTGCTTATACCATTGATGCGTTTGCGATACCACGACATTGGCCGAAAATCATCGGCATCGACCTCGGCTATGACCACCCGTTCGGCGCCGCCCTGCTCGCGCACGACCGGGAAACCGACACCGTCTATATCACCCAAGCCCTTTCCATCGCCCAGAACACCGTGGCCCAGCATTGCCAGATACTCCGCGGCTGGGGCAGCGGCATCCCCGTCGCCTGGCCGCACGACGCGGCCTCCCACGACCGCACTAGTGGCGACCCGATGGCCGAGATTTACCGCCGGAACGGGTTGCAGATGCTTTTCGAGCACGCAACATTCTCGGCGGGCGGGTATGGGCTAGAAGCGTCCATTGCCGACATGGTCGATCGCCTCGAAAGCGGCCGCCTGAAGATATTCAATCACCTGACCGAGTGCCTTGACGAGATCAGGAACTATCACAGAAAAGAAGGTAGACCAGTCAAGCAGCATGATGATATCGTTAGTGCCATTAGATACGCCTTGATGATGCTCCGCTTCGCCCGGCTGCCGCCCACCTCTAAATCCGGCCCGCTCCGTCGCAACCTCAGGGTAGTGTGACCCGATGCCTGAAATCAGCCACGCGCGCTTCAACGAGATCGACGCAGCCTCCCCCGAGGTGTGGCGATACTTCAAGCAGTTCACCTTTGAACTGATCGAGCGCAGGTTTCTGCATCACAGCGCGGACGCCGTCCTTCACCGCGTCAGGTGGCAGACCGCCCAGCCGCAGCACGATCCGTCCAACCTGCAACCATACAAGATTTGCAACAACTGGTCGGCCTTCTACGCGCGCAAATTCCACAAGCACTTCCCCGAGCATGCCGGGTTCTTCCGCACCCGCCCGTCAATCGCCGACACGCCCGCGGATATCCTGCTCCGCGAGCGCCTGCGCCACCCCAAGGGACCCCACGCCGTGATCGCCGAGGAACGCCTGTGGTGACCCCTCAGCCCGTGTCCTTCTCCGGCCAGCCTTTCCAGCCCTTTTGACGCCACATAATCTCCAGCCCGTCTATTGCGTCCGACGTAGTCCAGCCGCCCAGCGCCGCCGGCAGGGGCGGACCTGAACTGAGCGCCGCCTCTAGTTCCGCGCGGGTTTCGCAGGCATCTACGATCCCCTGTACTTTCTCCGCCCAGCTAGCCCGTTTTTTCTTCACCTTTGCCATCACACGCCATCCTCCGGTTCCGCCTCCGCCGCCGGTGCCGGCGTCACCACCGGCCCCCTCACGTCTTTCCATGACGTACGCGCCACGTCCTCGCGGGCTGGGACCCGCATGATCGGCACGTCGCGCCAACCCTCCGCGGTCCATACCTGGATTGCCTGGACCATCTGCTGGCGGCCATTCTCCCGCTCTACGACCCATTCCACGATCCGCATCCCCATCTCCCGCGCGGCGGCAATCTTCTCGCGGTCCAGATATGCCCGCGTCACTGCCGCCCGTGCGTCGGCCTCGCGCCGCTCCAGCTGGTGCTCGATCACCTCCGCGTCCCTCAATACCCGGTCGCACTCGGTCCACACGTCATCGACCAGCTTTTGGGTCCGCTCCAGCGCCCGCTCCAGGGCATTCGCCATCTGTCCCGATGCGCGCTCCGCCTCCCACACCGCGTGTTCCATCGCCTGCGCCACCGGGTCCGGTTCGGGCTCTTTCGGCTCGGCGAGCCCCTTGGCCCTCACCCACTGTTCGCGCTCCGCCTTGGCGACCAGCGCCTTGGCTTTCCACGTTTCCAGATGTCTCCGCAGCAGCGTTGCACCACCCGCCATCCAACCCACTCCCGATCCCCGCGCTGCACCACACAGCGCGCACCACCGCCACCATCGCCTAAAAACCCAACGCGAACAAACCGCTTCCCACCACAACCGCCGATCGCCTATGGTCCGGCCCGCGCAACTTGTCTCAGGACCCTCTACAACCATGGCGCGATCTCTGCGACGCCGGCCGAAAGCCCTGGATGACGAGGAAATCCTCGCGGTCCTGCGCGCCTACCGCGACGACGCCAGCCAATACATCGACAACACCCTCGGACCTGATCGCGAGCGGGCATACACCTACTACGAGGGCCAGGTCCTCAACGACGATGGCACCGCCGAGCATCTGGAACCGGGCCGCTCCAGCACCGTCGTGCGCGAGGTCGCCGACATTATCCACACAATGCTGCCAGGTATCATCCGAGTATTCGCTGGCGGCGACCAGGTTGTTGATTATGAGCCAAATCGCGCCGAAGACGAGGAAGCCGCGAAACAAGCAACAGACTACATCTCCTACCTGGTCAATGCTGACGGCAACAACTGGTTTTCTACCCTTTATGACAGCGTCCACGACGCTCTTCTCAAAAAGATCGGCGTAATTAAATGGTCATTTGACGAAAGCCACAAGGTTGAGGAGTTTGACTATACGGGTTTGAGCCTTCTACAGTTCATGCAGCTATCCTCCGACCCCGAAATTGAGGTCCTGGAACAATCCACCCAAGAGGACGACACGGCGACGCTCGCGCCGCCTGCGTCCCCCGCCCTGCCAGGCGCTGCCCCTGCGGCGCCGCCTGGCGGCGAGCCCCCTGCGTCGCCCCTTCCTCCCGCCGGTATCAACTCACCCGCTATTGGTGGCTCGATGGGACAGCCGGGGCCGGGTGCTGCGGGACCACAAGGCGCAGGGGGAATGCCCCCACCGGAGGGTCAGGCGCCGCCGCCAGACGGCCCTGACGAGGCACTGGGTGTGGCGCCACCACCGCCGCCCGGGATGCCTCCAGGCGCCCCTGGCGCGCCGCCACCACCCCCCGCTCCCATGGGGCCGGGCGGCGCTCCAGGGCAGCCTCCGGCCCCCGGCCTGTTCGCGCCTGGCGCGCCGATGCCGATCATCGACTGCCGGGTCCGGCGCACCCGCACCCGGCGCATCCTGCGGGTGATGGCGGTCCCGCCAGAGGAATTCCTCATCGCCCGCGAGGCGCGCGACGTGCAGACCGCCCGCTACGTGGCGCACCGCACCACGCCAACCGTGTCCGACCTGCTGGAACGCGGCTATGACCGCGAGACGGTCGAAGAGCACGCATCCCCCGACGCAGAGGCGCGCACTTCGATCGGCGGCGGCGAAGCCCAGAGCCGCAACCCGGGGCTGCGTGACGGTGATCCTGACGGCGGGCCGGACATTTCCACCTGGCGCGTGCCCCATATCGAGCAATGGGTCCGCATCGACGCTGACGGCGACGGCATCGCCGAATTGCACCGCATCTGCACGATCGGCGAGAACGACTCCGAAATTGTCGCCGACGAGATCGACGCCGAAGCGCCTTTCGCCCTCTTGAATGCCGTGCGGCTGCCACACGCCGCGATCGGCTACTCGATCGCCGACCAGACCATCGACCTTCAGGACATCAAAACGAGTGTCCTCCGCAGCATCCTCGATAGCATGGCGCAATCCATATTTCCCCGCACCGCGGTGGTCGAAAATGCCGTTACGATGGACGATGTGCTTAATAACGAGGTCGGAGCGATTATCCGGATGCAGGCACCAGGCATGGTGCAACCGCTTGCGGAACCATTTATCGGCCAGCAGGCTCTTATGGTGCTGCAATACCTCGATGAGATGCGCGCCCAGCGCACCGGCATCTCCCGTCAAAGCCAAGGGCTGGACGCAAACGTCCTTCAATCCACCACCAAAACAGCCGTTTCCGCCTCGGTCGAAGCCCAGCAGGATCGTGTCGAGCTCATCGCGCGAACCTTCGCCGAATTAGGCATCAAGGACGTTTTTCGCGGCCTCTTACGCTACGTGATCCGCCATCAGGACAAGGCGCGCGTGGTCCGCCTCCGCAATCAGTGGGTGTCTGTCGATCCGCGGTTTTGGGACAGCGAAATGGACGTTTCGGTGAACGTCGGCCTCGGCCGCGGGACCGACGAGACGCGCATGGCGTTCCTCGGCATGATCGGACAGAAGCAAGAGCAGACCTTGCAGATGCTCGGGCCGGACAACGCCCTCGTCAGCATCGGCCAGCTTCGCGAAACCTATGCCGAGATGCTCCGGATCGCCGGGTTTAAAAACGTCGACCGGTTCTTTAAAGTTGTGACTCCGGAACAAGAGGGCATGCTCGCCCAGCAGATGAAGCAGAACAAGCCGCCCGATCCGAACCAAATGCTGGCCGACGTGGAAAAGCAAAAGACCCAGGCCAAGCTTCAGACCGACACCTCTCAACTTCAGTTCGATGCCGTTAAGGCCAAATCGGACGACGACTTCCGCAGGGATCAGCTGGACGCGGATATCTTCCTGCGCGCGGCCGAAATACAGGCCAAATATGGCACCCAGGTTGACCTGGCCGCGCTTCAGGCGGCGATCGACAAGGACCGCGAGATACTGAAGCAGCAGCACGCCGAGCGCCTGCAATCCATCCAGCAGGCCGCGCAGACGCAGAAGACCGCGCAGGACGGCACCATCCAGGCGGCGATGAAGAACGCCGACCTGGCCTCCGCCCAAGGCATCGCCCAGCAGCGCGCCCACACCCAGGTCGCGACCGGCTTGATGCGCGACGCCATGCGAACGGGTCCGATGGCGCTGCCTGGCGCCGGACCCAAGCCGAACGGCGCCGCCGGTCCACCCGCGCCAGGCGCCGCACCCCCCGCCCGCGGCGGCGCGGGGCTGCCACCGATGGGGATGCCAGAATGAGCGGCTCCGCTTCTCTCGACCCGCGCCTGATGGCGATCCTTCAGCAATACGCGCCGCAATATGCCTCGCAGATGCCGGGGGCTGGCGCCGCACTCGGGTCGCCGGGTCCGTCGCCCTATGACATCCCGCCCTCTACTGCGGCAAATTTTGACGCCTCTACCGCCCCCGGCGCAGGCTTCCGTGGCGCATCCCGCAATGCGCCGATCGCGCCCGTGGCGCCTGGCACACCCTATGGCGGCCCGGCACCGCCGGTCGCCGGAGCCTACAACACGCTTTCGCCCAACAACTACGCGGCCTACCAGGCATCCCAGCAGCCGCAGGACCCCAACTGGCAGCCACCGCCGCAGCAACAGCTTCCCGGCCTGCTGGACGACAACGCGGCCCAGATCGCCCAGGCCAAGAAATTGTTTGATAACCCTAACGGCTACTGGAGCGGTGGCGAGGGGTCGGGCGGCAATGGGGGAGGCCAGCGATGAGTTGGCTGTTTCCCGAGGAGGACGAGCAGCTTCCTTTCCGCTACGCCGACAACCCGATCGGCACAGAGAGCAACGCCCAGCTATCGGCGCAGCCTGGCAGGCAGCTTCCTCCCCCGCCGGCCCCGCGGGGCTGGGGTGACGCCTGGCAGCAATTCAAGGGCGATGTCGGCACGGGTGCGTCCGCCGTGGGCGGTCTGCTCACGGCTGATATCCAGACGCCGATCGCCCAAGGCATGGCGTTTCCCAACCTCGTCATCCCCGAGGGGGCGACGATCGAAAACTGGGACGATGGGCCAAAATTCCGCCTTCCTGACGGCAGCCTGAAAGACCCCAAGGACCTGCCGCAGCG